AGGCTTCAAGATTGTTCAAACGATATGACAGTCCGTTGGGTGTCGCAGGTTTCGGTGACATGGGTGCAATCAGGGTGAGCCGTGCGCTTGACCCTGACGTGGCACAGCTCGTCGAGCCGTACCGACGCATGCGTCTATTCGCATGAGTTCAGCCACTACCGTCTCCCAGATCAAAACTGGTTTGGCTGCGAACCTGGCAACCGTGTCAGGTCTTCGCGCTTACGCCTATCAGCCTGACAATGTGAACACCCCGTTCGCTTGGCCGTTGCTGGATAGTATTCAGTACAACGGGGCTATGGGTGGGGGTTTGATTACCCATAAGTTCACGATCAGTGTTGTGGTGGGTCGTTCGGCTGAGCGTACTGCACAAACTTTGTTGGATGGGTATTTGTCATATAAGGGTGCAACTTCTATTCGTCAGGCGATTGAGTCGGATCGGACTTTGGGTGGTGTTGTACAAGATTTGATTGTTGAGTCTGCAAACAACATCTCTACCCTTGAAGCGAACGACGCTACCTATTTGGCGATTGACTTCGTTGTCACGGTGTATGCCTGACCCCTTGCCGAGTGTGCGTTGTGGCGTGTAGTGTTATCGCATCGGCTCAGCCGAGCAGACATCAACTCGAACGCCGATAGGCAGGAGCAGACATCATGGCAAAGCAAGTTCTCACAAACGTGGCAGTGACCTTCGGTACTGCTGCAACCGATATCAGCGCATACGTCACAAGCATCACTCTGTCTACAACAGCCAATGAAGTTGTGACCTCGGCAATGGGATCGTCAGCGATGACTCGCATCCAGGGCATGATTGATAACTCAATCACGCTTGAGTTGCAACAGGATTACCCAACGATTGAGAAGTTGTTCTGGGATGCGTTCACTGCTGGTACTGCTGTACCGATGACAGTGAAGCCAAACGGCACTGCTGCTGCTAGCTCTACATCGCCTCAGTATGCATTTAGTGTTCTGCCTACAAGTTGGACACCCGTGAATGGTGCCATAGGTGACCTGGCCACCGTCTCAATCTCGTATCCCATCTCTGGTGCAATCACCAAGACTGGCACCAACGGCTAATTTCAATAATCCAATCCCTTACCTGCGGAGGTAAAGAATGAAGATCGCACTCAGTTTGACTAGTGCATTAGATGGCAAGCAACGCACAATCATTGCTGCGTTCCCTGACTTCATTGCGTTTGAAAACAAATACAATCGCAGTGTTGCCAAGTTTGAAGCCGAACTTACTTTGACCGATCTTGCATACCTTGGATGGCATGCAGAGAAACGGTTGAAGAAAACTGGGTTGGACTTTGAATCATGGTGCGATGATATTGAAGCACTCGAAGTGGGAGACAGCGCAGACGCAGTGATCGTCCCTTTGGAGATAAGTCAGCCCACTGGGTAATCGCATATCTCGCTTGCGAGACTTCGATTGCGCCTAGTGTTTTGCTGGCAGAAGAACCACGAATGCTGTTCACAATGTTGGCGTACCTTCGATGGAGAGCCATTCACCTAGGCAAGTAGTATCGGTCTATGGCAGGTTTGAGTCGAGCTGGAACATTCACTTCTTCTGAAGCATTAAATCAAGTAAGAATTGAAGGCATTGGAGATTTTCTTCGTGACCTGTCTAAGACTTATCCTGAGTTTAATAAACAAGCACGAATTGCCAGTCAGGGTGTAGCCGAGTTACTAGTCGTTGCAGCCAAGTTTGAAGCTGCTTCTGTGACTCGTAATCGTCAAGCTATGGAAGTCATGAAAGGCATGAGGGCGCAACGTGACCGTATCCCTACAATCAAACTTCAAATGGATTCGGGTTTTGTCTCTCAATCTAAACCCAACAGAAAACGCAAAGTAAAAGTAACCCGAGGAGATGTATTCTTTGGTGCCGAATTCGGTGGTGGAAAATATGGAAAATCAAATAAAACTTCTGCTGGTTCAAGAGCATGGTTGAAAAATGACGGAACAAGAAAAGGTGGAGGAACAACTACTCAATTCTTACCTTGGCGGGGAAATGAAGGTTATTTCTTCTGGCCATCCGTCCGTAAGAATAAAGATAATATTGCTAAAGTCTATATGGATGCTATAGAAAAGGTGCTTGAAGGGCTTAGAGATAAGTCTTGACTTTGGCTGTGGTTTCGCTACCCTGTAGTTAGGGAGGCGTTCATGGTTGTCTATTTTGATTCGGTCAAGTCTGTTCAGCCGAAGCCGTTCGCCACGAATTGGCTTGACCTCAAGGAACGCTTGATGCACCATGAGGAGAATGCGCACAAGTCTGATGGTGCTTTGTGGTCACCTGTCGAGTACTACCCAGGTAGGACTCGCGGTAATACTGCTGTTCGGTTCATTGAAGCGTTAGTCGTTGACATGGACGGCGAATCATTTGCCAATGCCAACCTTGACGGGTTTGAATATCTTGCCTACTCCACCTATTCGCATCGACTGAATGATCCTCACTATCACTTAGTTTTGCCGTTGGCTGAGCGTGTACCGGCAGGGCTGTGGCGAGCTGTGTGGGCTGAGCTGCATGAACGAATCAACTTGCAGGGTGACCCTGCGACCAAAGACCCTGCTCGTATCTTCTACCTTCCACAACATGCACTAGATCAACCGTTTGAGTTCCACGAACAATCAGGAACATTCATTGACACAGACTTCCAATACGAACCTGCACGCAACCCAACACCAGCGTCACCACGTCAGTCTGCTCAGCCTCGACGCAAGCGCACTATCGGTGTTGAGATGAATGATGCGTGGTGGGATGCAGGCAAGGTGATGACAAAGTATGACGGTCTTGAAGGTAAAGCATTGTGGTCTTCCGTGTTGGCTGACTTTCGTGCCTTGCGCTCGGCTTGTGAGGATGTCATCTAGAATTGCCGTATGGCTGGCGTTCGCACATTCGTAGTTCGGTTCCTTGCTGACGCAGAGCAATACAAAAAGGGCATCAGGCAAGTCTCCGATGGTATGGGTGGCTTGAAAACTGATGTCACTAGTTTGTTGCCGTCATTCAAAACTGTTGCAATTGCTGGTGCGGCTGCGTTTGGTGCTGTGAGTGCGTTCGCATATAAAGCAGTTCAGGCTGCTGCTGAAGATCAGAAGTCTCAAGCGTTGTTGGCGTTGCAGATAAAGCAAACCACAAACGCAACCGATCAGCAGATTGAATCAACGATGAACTTCATCGGCGCGTTGCAGATGAGTGCTGCTGTGTCTGAGGAGAAGTTGCGTCCAGCGTTGGCAATTTTGGTTCGTGGTACTGGCGATCTAAGCGAAGCGCAACGGTTGTTGCAAATCAGCCTTGACATCTCTGCTGGGTCTGGTAAAGACCTTGAGGCTGTTTCGACGGCCATCAGTCGTGCCGCGAATGGTTCGTTCACAGCGTTGAGCAAGTTGGGTGTTCCTCTTGATGAGAACACTGTGAAGACCAAAGACTTCAACGCTGCGACTTCTCAGTTGGGTGAAACTTTCAAGGGTGCTTCGGCTGCTGCTGCTAATACCTTCACCGGCCAAATGACCAAATTGAAGTTAGGTATCGGTGAGATTACCGAATCCATCGGCAAGATTCTATTGCCATACTTTGAGAAGTTTGTTGGATTCATCAACGACAAGATTGTTCCTGCTGTTCAAATCTTTGTGGACAACTTCAAATCCAAAGGTGTTGGTGGCGCATTAGAGATGGCCACTGCGTCAATGGGTACCTTTGGTGAAACGGCTGTGAATGTGTTGGAAGCAGCGTATGTTTCGTTGCTTACCTTCACGCATGATCTTGCTAAGACTGTGCGTATTTTGGCTGATGCTGCTGCACTTGGGTTCGGTTTGCAAGGCAACATTGTTGGTGCTGGTAAAGCGTTGGTTGTTGCTGTGGCAATGTCAAAGGTTCAGGACGCAACGAATGAGGCGTTGTCCGGTGCCGGTGCAATGTTTGACAATTTCCGTATGAAAGTTTATATGGCGCAGTTGCAGTTGGCTCAACTAGGCAAGCCTCCAAAGGATGTTTCGGATTCATTGGATCGTATGTCGCAGTCTGGGTTGAGAGCTGCTAACTCAGTGAAGGATGTTGCGTTGGAGTTGGGTGGGTCAACTGGTGGTGGTGTGGCTAAGGCTGTGAAGACTGCTACCGAGAAGTTGAAGGAATATACCGATGCGTTGAAGTCCAGCAACTCTGCACAGAAGTCGTTCACCCAGGCGCAGAAGGCTTCGGTCAAGGCTGGTCAATCGTTGACGGCTGCAAACCAAGGTGTGGCTGATGCGCAGGCTGCATTCAATCAGGCTGTGGCTGGGTATGGGGCTGATTCACCGCAGGCTAAGAAGGCTGCGTTCGAGTTGGCTCAGGCTCAGCGTGGGTTGGAACGCGCTGGGTACAACGTTGAGGGTTCGTTGTTTGCGATCAAGGATGCTGAGGAGGCGTTGAAGAAAGTTCGTGCTGATCCTGAGTCAACACCTCAAGCAATTCGTGAGGCTGAGATTGCGTTGGCTGAGGCGAAGTTGTCAAGTGCAGATGCGATTGATCAGCAGACTGAGGCGACTGATGGTTTGACTAAGGCAACTGGTTTATTGAATGATGCGATCTTCGGTGCATCGGTTGGTTCTGACATCTATACCCAGTTGTCGGATGCGTTGACTGAGGCGAAGCAGAAGCAGGCTGATGCGACTGATGCTGTGGCTGAGGCGATTGATCGTGAGACTGAGGCGTTGAAGAATTATGCGGATGCGATTGAGGCTGCTGGGAAGATTGCGTTGTTGTATCCAAAGGTTGTGGCTGCGAATCCGATGGCTGGTGTGGCTGGCAGTATTCCTGCAACGGTGACAGGTAACTCGACTGGCTTCAATGCTGGTTCTGGTGGTGGGTTCAGCCCTGTTGTCAATGTGAATGCTGGGTTGATCACTGACAAGGATACTCTTGCGTTAGATATTTCAGATTTGTTGACTGAGTTCGCTCGCAAGAATGGTGGGAATGCCCTTAGAGGGATTGCGTTCTAATGGCTAAGGCTACGAAGTGGGGTTCAACTTATAAGGTTTTATTAGATGTTGGTTTCTTGGCTGATGCGTTCACATTGGATTCCAGCAAACTTGATGGGACTGATGTGTTGAATGGTTCAACATCGTTTGTGGACATCACCGAGTATGTGACGAATATCAATATCAATCGTGGCCGTGCAACTCAACTTGATACATTCCCATCGTCTAGTTGTACTATCTCAGCCGATGATCGTGCAGCTGCACGATACTTTGATCCGTTGAACACAGCATCAGAATGGTATTCGGGTGGGACTGTTGGTATTGCACCACGTCGCCAGTTTCAGGTGTACGGCGGTACAGCCGGAACCACAGCAATGTTCACAGGATTTGTCTATGACTTGAATATGGATTATGCCGAACCAAACCTTTCAACAGCAACGATTGTGGCTACTGATTCGCTCGGGCAACTTGGTCAAACCGTGCTGACCGCATTCAACCCTTCATCACAACTGACCTCTGCACGTGTGTCTGCAATCTTGGATCGTCCTGAAGTGTCGTTCTCGACTGCGACTAGAAGTATTGAGACTGGGGTTGCGACGTGTGGAACGGTTGCGTATGAGGATGCGACGAATGTGTTGCAGGCGTTGCAGGATGTGGCGACGGCTGAGGGTGGGCGTTTGTTTGTTGATCGTTCTGGGAGTTTGAACTTTGATGCTCGGATTGCTGTGTCGTTTGGTACGGCTGTGGCTTCGTTTGGTGGTACGGCTGGTGTTCCGATTCTGTCGTTGGCGAATGTGTATGGGGCTGAGACGGTCATCAATCGCGTCGGAGTCCAAATAGACGGCGGCACGGCTTCGAGCATTGCGTCTGGTACTGCGTCGCAAACACAGTATGGGATCAAGGCGTTGTCGTTGACTGGTGTTCCGTTGGCCACTGATGCTGCTGGGTCTGCGTTGGCGTTGTCGTTGTTGACACGGTTTCAAGACCCTGTGGTGAGGTTCTCGGAGATGGATGTGTTGTTGAATGCGTTGACTACAGCACAACAGCAGACAATGGCAGCACTTGAGATTGGCGATATTTTGTCGGTGTCTAAGACATTCTCGACTGGTACACCGGCAACGGTGACACAGAACGTGGTTGTCGAATCCATACGGCACACAGTCAACCCATCAACACATCGCGTGACTATCGGAATGGGTCAAGTCCAACTTGTACTACCATTCATCCTGGACACCTCAGCCCTCAACTCAACCGTCTACGCACTACAATAGGAGCATTATGGCAGTCAGACCAACCTTCACCAGTGGCGATATATTCACAGCAGCCAACGCCACAACCCTCGCAGCATCTGTCGTTGCAATCAACGCACAGACCGGCACAACATACACAGCAGCCGTCGGTGATGTCGGCAAACTTGTCACACTCAGCAACGCAGCTGCAATCGCACTCACAATCCCACCCTCAGTCTTTGCCATCGGTGACCAGATCAACATCATGCAAGGCACAGGTGGATCGGGTGTTGTGACGATCAGTGGTGCAAGCGTGACACTAAACTCGAACGGTGCAAAGTTGAAAACGAACGGACAGTACGCAGTTGCAACTATTCTTTGCACAGCATCCAACGTGTTCTTGGTATTTGGCAACTTGGTTGCATAAGCCATGCAACTACTCTCAGCAGTGGCTGTTGCACTTCCACCTTTGGCAACTGGTGGTTCGTCTAGTTCAATAACTGTCGGCGGTCAGAACTACACGCTTCTCACATTTACATCAACAGGAACATTGACTATTGTTAATGGTGGAGATTTTGAGTATATGGCTTTTGGTGGTGGTGGAAACGGTGGTGCCGGTGTTTACACAAACTATGGTGGTGGTGGTGGCGGAAACGGTGCTGCTGCAACAACGGGAACTGTAGCAATAGCTTCAAACCAAACGATTACGATTGGTGGCGCAAACACATCATCAACAATCGGTTCTTTAGTAACCGCCAATGGTGGCGGTAACGGTGGTGCGGCAACAAGCGTTGGTGGTTCTGGTGCTGGTGGCGCAGCAAGTGGAAAAAATGGTGGTGCAGCATATAGCGTTGTTGCTTTCACTGGAACAGCAACAACTTATGCTGGTGGTGGTGGTGCAGGATATGATGATGCGCCAAGTCATATTAATGAGGGTTCGGGTGGTGGTGGCGGTGCTGCTAATGGTGCAAGTTTTGGGAACAACGGCCCCTCAGCAACTGGTAACGCATCAGGCGGTGGCGGTGGTTCTGGAGATAACGCTCGACCAGGGGGTAGCGGTTCTGCTGGGATCGTTTTGATTAGGTTCAAGGTGTGACAATGGCATATTTTGCAAAAATATCTGATGAAGTTGTTGAAGGTATTATTGTTGTTTCTGACGAGGATTGTGGTAGTCAGTTTCCTGCAAGCGAATCTGTAGGTCAGGCGTTTATTGCTTCACTTAATTTGTCTGGTGAATGGAAACAAACTTCATACAACAACAACTTTCGCAAACAATTAGCAAGAGTTGGATACACATACGATGCAGATGCAGACCAGTTTGTTGCTCCGAGTCCGTTTCCATCGTGGACGCTGGACAGCAATAATGATTGGCAGGCACCAACACCGATGCCAAATGATGGGAAGATGTATGGATGGAACGAAGAATCTCTTGCTTGGGTCGAAGTCGTTGGCTGATTGTTGCTCCTGCGCTTCTAGCTTCGATCTTTAGTTTTATTCCGTCAGCGTCAGCTGATCCGGCACCAGGGTTGTCCACGTCGTATTACACGATTGATGAGATACCACCAGTCCAGTCAACTACTGAGTATGAGTTGTGTGGTTCGGAGATAGAGAACAACATCAATCGAAGTTACGACGGTGAGCCATTCGAGAACTGCACAGGCGACTTGTTTATGGTTCACATGACTGGGTTCATCACGATCCCCGAACATGAGACGATTGGGTTCTGGTTGGCTTCTGATGATGGTGGCCGTATCAACATTGGTGGGAATGAGTGGGGCAACTGGGGCGATCAGGGTTGTTCAGCCTACGAGTCTGGGCAGATAGACATTAGTGCAGGCGATGCCAACCTCAATCTGTTCATGTACGAGAACGGCGGATCGACCTGCCTGATGCTCGCATGGAACATTGACGGTCAAGGATGGTCAATCGTTCCCGATGAGGCGTTCACGACCAACGGCGAATCAACCACGACTACGACTAGCACTACTACTACCACTACGACCACAACAACGATTCAGGAGACGACAACAACATGGACGACCACAACAACTTCTTCGACTGTCGCACCAACAACTGTTCCTGCTACAAACCCATCGACTACTACGACACTTCAAACAACTACGACTTCAACGACTACGACTTCTACAACTACAACTCAAGCACCACCTCCTCCAACAGTGGCACCACCACCAGCGACTACAACTTCCACAACTTCCACAAACCCACCAGAGACAACACAACCATTGCCACCTGCAACGGTTCCTCAGCCATCCATACCTGAGACAACGCCACCAGATACACAGCCTCCTCCACCAGCCACACTGCCGTTCGTACTACAACCATTATTCCCTCCGAACACAATCACGATCCCTGAACGACCAGCAACGATACCGACAATCCCAATGCCACCAACAACCATGCCCCCACCCCCAGACACCCTGCCAGAAGCATCACAAGCCCCTGAGACGAGCCAACCTGCCAAAGACGCACCATTGCCACCCATCGCAGACAAGGCTGTTGTTGAAGCCCTAGCCAACATCGAGCAAGCAACCCCCACAGAAGTCAAAGCCATCGTCACCGAACTCCTGACCCATGCCCTCACCACCGACCAAGCCGTCTCCGTAGCATCCGAACCAGCAGTGCTGGAAGTGTTGACCAACGCTGAAGCGGCTCAAGTGTTTGAGCAGGTCGCGGTTGAAGAACTATCAACTGAGCAGGCTGTTGAGTTGGTGGCTGCTGTGCAAGATGCACCATCGTCTGTGCGTAAAGCGTTTGAGGCTGTGTTGAATCTGTTCCAAGGTTTCGCTGATGATTATGTGATGACGAATCAAACTGTGCCAATCAAAACTCGTCGTGCGCTGATTGCCTTGGGTGCTGTATTCTTGGTGTCAGCCCCTGCACCGACACGAAGGAATAGACGATGAAGTTGTGGGGTGAGTTCCATGCATTGCTGTGGACTATCGCTGCATCTGTCACAACTATTCTTACGTTGTCTGGGGGTATCCAACGAGTCGTGATCTGGCTTACTGTTGGAGCATTAGTTCTGCACCTGATCGGCGCACTCACCAAGAAAGAAGAATCAAAATGAAGAAGTTACAAGATGTCGCAGGTCGCATCGTCGCAGTCTTCCTATCGTCAGCTCTTGCCATCGTTGGTGGTTCAGCCGTGATCGCACCGGAACTGGAGATATGGAAGTCGGCTGTGTTGGCTGGGTTCGCAGCCTGTGCAACTGTTGTGCAGAAGTTGGCTCAAGCATCGCTTGATGGCAACCTCACGATGGATGAAATCAACGACGCATTCGGCGCAAAGAAGAAGTAACCCCAGATGACCAAGATGTCTTGGCCTGTAGTCCCAATCAAGTGGTGCGAACATCTCAAAGGCAAGAAGCCTTCTGAGGTTTCGCTCACGATGTTGCGACCCATTAGTGGTGGCGGTCAGTTGCACCACTGTGCCGCTCGCGCTTGGGAAGCAATGAAGCATGCAGCGATGGCTGAGGGTGGGATCAATCTGAAGCCGACTTCGCCTGGTGATACATATCGGAGTATCGCTCAGCAGAAGGCTGGGTTCCTGCAACGGTTCCAGTTGGAAGTTATTGAAGGCGCACAGACCAGAACCTATGACGGCAAGAAGTGGTATCTGAAGAAGGGCATGGCAGTACTTGCATCGCCTGTGGATGATCCTGCGAAGTGTTCACGTCACATGATGGGCATCGCAGTTGATGTCGCCAACGCATCAGGCAAAGTCTTGGCATGGCTGTTGGAGAACGAGCAACGGTTCGGGTTCAGTCACGAAGTTGTTGACATGTTAGGTGCAGAACCTTGGCACTTGCGCTGGACAGATTCAACACCAAACCAAGCCGTCGTTGATTACGAGGCAGCGAACCCGAAGCCTGCCGCATGATGGACTGGGGCATCGTTCTTGCTGCGTTGATCACGGCTGTAGGAGGCGCGATGACAACGCTGATGATGGTTATGCGTAAAGAAAACACGGAAGACCACGCAAGGGTTGTGGATGCTCTAGACACGCTTAGTGGAAATGTGGACAAGATTGGGACTAAGTTGGATTCACACATCGACTGGCATCTCAAGGGGACTACCAATGGCGAAACTATTGCAGGAAATAAAGTCGCAAAGCCTAAGAGGAACATCAAAGCTCGATGAGATAGTTGCTCAACTCTCTGCCGAAGATGGCAAAGACCTACGCGAAGCAATGGCAGACCCCACGATCAGACCCATGCAAATAGTGCATGCCTTGAAGAAGCGTGGATTCAAGATGTCTCCATCGGTAATCACCCGACATCGAGACAACAATGTCACTCGCTGACGACTTACGCGAAGCAGGTCAACCAGCATGGCCAGTGATCCAACCTGGCAAACGATACACAGTCCCCACCCTCAACCCACAACCCATCAAGCACGGCGAATACCAGACGGCTGTGATCCTGCCGGACATGCAGATCGGATACTTCCACAGTGCATCAGGCTTGGAAGCAATCCACGATGAGCAAGCCATTGAGGTTGCGTTACGGATCATCAAAGCATCGAAGCCTGCACAGATTGTCATGGTTGGGGACAACCTTGACCTGTGCGAGTTTGGAAAATATAGGTACACGCCTGCCTTTGCCAGAACGACACAAGCTGCGATTGACCGAGCAACAGAGTTGTGCGCACAGTTGCGCAAACTCGCACCCCAAGCCACGATCACATGGATTGCAGGCAACCACGAAGAACGGCTCGGCAACTATGTTCTGGACTCGGCTGCTGCTGCGTTCGGGTTGCGACGTGGAAAGGTTCCGTCTGAGTGGCCTGTGATGTCGGTGCCGTATCTGTGCCGGTTGGATGAGTTTGAAGTGGAGTATCTGAGTGGATACCCAACGGGTGCGCATTGGATCAACGAACGCCTGCATGTCATTCACGGCGACAAGGTTGCCAGTGGTGGCAGTACCGCGCACAAGTATCTGTCAACACAAAAGACTTCGGTGATCTTCGGACACATTCATCGACGCGAATGGGCTGAACGAACCCGAGATGACTACGACGGTGCGAGAACAATCTTGGCTGCATCACCAGGATGTCTTGCTCGCATTGACGGCGCAGTGCCAAGCACACGCGGAGGCCACGATCTTGACGGACGACCATTATTCAGATCAGAAGACTGGCAACAAGGTTTGGCTGTAGTCGAGTACGAACCAGGTGACGGTGACTTCGTGCTGGAGTTAGTACCGATCCGAAACGGTTGGGCAAGGTGGCGTGGTGTGGACTACCTCGCATCCCAGACGTGAGCAACCCGATGGTGCTAGTCACGTGGGCTGACGCTCATTCAGGTGTCGCAACGTGGACACCGATTGATTCACTCGACAAAGATGAAATGATTGTGGCGACCTGTGGGTTCCTGCTAACGACCTGCGATGGCGGTAAGCCTGAACACATCACTATCTACCAGTCACGGACAATGGAAGACGACATCGATCATGTTCTCCATATTCCATGCGCTATGGTGCGCAAAATAGCAATCTGCACCCCCGATCAACTAGGGTAGGTCTTGGCTCGTTCGCACCCGATTGGTCGCAGAACAGCCCCTCACCCTTCCTCCTTGGGGTGAGGTCATATATCCACTCACCTGCGAAGATCGGACAAGACATGAGACGCATCACAGCAACCATCGTCACCACACTCACACTCATCATCGGAATCGGAACAGCACAAGCAGCCCAAGCCCCCAAACCCACCCACAGCCCTACCACAACCCGAAGCGAAGTGATACCGAAAGAACGCCAACCGAACATTGTGTTTCGGCACGGTGACATCAGTTGGTTGCCACAGCTCGCAGCCGAAGCAGGATGGCCACCTCGGACTTGGAAACGCCTCGGTCAGATAATCCTTCGTGAATCAGGTGGATGCCCGAACCGTAGGGGCGGTGACATCGTAAACAAAGACTGTGAAGTCATCGGATTCGATGGGTCAAATCATCGCTCAGATACTTCTTTGCTCCAAATAAATGGAATAAATTACGACCCGAAGCGAAACAAGTATGCGCCTATCTGCACCCAGATGAAGATATGCACCCAAGAACCCTTGCTTGACGCGCTCACCAACCTCAAGGCTGGTCTGCTCCTGTTCAGGGCAACAGGTTCTGATTGGTCGCCTTGGATCGTCCCTGAAGGTGGTTGGTGAGTATCCACCATCCTGCAACAGTGTTGCCCTACAGTCGAATGTGACCCATAGGAGGGCAAACAAATGGAACCACTAACGAACAGAATCAAAGCAGGCTGGATCATCGCATTCACAATGATTGGATGGTTGTTCTTCTTGCTACCAATGACCGGTGAAGATATTCCAGAAGGACATCCAACACCAATATCAAATCAAGCATGGGTGACTTGGATCATCATCAACTTTGTGATGCTCATCCTTGTTCACTTGCTGATCAGCAAAGAACATCGTGCCAACAAACGCGCAATCAAAACTTTGAAGCGTGTTGCCAAGGCTCGACTCAACCATCCAACTCACCGATGAGTGAAGGTCACGTTGTTGATAGTTGGTCTGAAGGTGCGCATGTCTTCAGACCAACACAACCTGAATGGATGACTCAAGCGAAATGCAAAGGTCAAACCGATCTGTTCTTCAACGAAGGGAACAGCATCTTTGTTCGTGCAGCAAAAGTTATTTGTGGCACCTGCCCTGTTCGGCGCGAATGTTTAGCGTTCGCAATGAAGAACGATGATCAAGGCATCTGGGCTGGTACATCAACCAACGAACGTGAACGGATACGACGTGCGCTGAGGAAGAACATTAGAGTCTTGACATCATGACATCACCACAGAAGCGCAAAGGATCAGCAGCAGAGTTAGCGGTGGCCAAGTGGCTCAACCGTCTCGGCTGGACTGGTGCCGAACGCTCACGTGCCGGATGGACAGATGATCGAGGCGACATAGACGGCATGCCAGGTGTGTGCATCGAGGTCAAGAATGAGAAAAGAATTGATTTGCCTGGGTATCTGCGTGAGCTGGAAGTGGAGATGAAGAACGCTAAGGCTTGGGCTGGTGCAGTCATCGTCAAACGGCGTGGATCAGCCGATCCTGCTGACTGGTATGCGGTGATGCCTGCACAGAAGTGGGCTGAACTGCTGCTCGAATTAGACCAACCAAACAACCCTGCAACACCCCCAGACAAGTATCCCCATCGGCACACATAACAAGTGCTACAGTCACAATCCTAATAATTCCCAAGCACTAAGGAGCCTGCGAAATGAGTACAGAAGACTTCATTCAAGAAGAAGCACCGAAGGATCGTTGGGGACGGTATCTCGTCCAACAACCTGAAGGCAAGCCACGCGGATACACCCGAGTCACAACTGTCGCAAAGACACTTGATGACACAGCATCACTTGCTGATTGGAAAGTACGCATGGCAATCACAGGATTGGTACAACGACCAGACCTACTTGCACAAGCATCAACAGCGATTGATGATCGCACTCGCATGAACAAGATTGCGAACGATTGTGTCGAAGCAGCAGGTGCGTACAGTCGTGCCAATCTTGGAACAGCACTACACGCAATCACCGAACAGATCGATCTTGGTTTGAAGCCTGCGATCTTGCCAGGCTTACAAGCAGACATTGATGCGTATGTTGCAGGAATCGCAGCGTATGGAATCAAGATGCACGACGAGTTCATTGAAGTGTTGTTGATCAACGATGACTTGGAGTACGCAGGTACAGCAGATCGCATCGTCACATTGATGGATGGCCGACTGGTCATCTTCGACTTGAAGACCGGCACAGACCTTTCCTACTCATTCGGCAACATCGCCGTACAGCTCGCCATGTATGCGAACGCTGACTGGATGTACAACTGGAAGACAGGCGAACGCAGACCGATGCCAGCCATCGACAAGACCGTTGGCATCATCTGCCACCTCCCAGCCGGTGACGCAACAGTTGCCTTCCACGAAGTCAACCTGGTAGCAGGATGGGAAGCAGCAAAACAATCATTCACCACACGTGAATGGCGCAAACGCAAAGACCTATTCAAACCCTACAAAGCCGACCAACCCACCAAAGTTGTGGAAACACCCAAGTCGTTGACTGCACGTGCAGGATGGATGAAGGCACGAATCCAAGCCCTAACTGGCGAAGCCCAAAAGATGCTCATCCTGTCATGGCCTCAAGGGGTGCCACACTTCGACCAATGCACCAACGAACACTTTGATGCGCTGCTCCGTGTCATCGAGTTGGTAGAGGCTGAGCATTCGGCACCGTTCTTTGCACCTGACCCAACGAAACCGAAGCCGAAGAAACGCAAGATCGCAGGCTTTGACAACCCAGACGATGCGTACCCAGGATGAACGACCCAATCGAAGGTCGTGCATACGACGTGAACAGCGAAGACATCTTGGCGTTGAACTACATCAAGACACAAATCCAATCGCTCGATCACGAACGACGCGACCAGTATTCAACCTTGCTCATTGATGCACAATCCGCTAAACGGAACATCAATCTGAGCGCAAACAAATCTCACAGACGATACGAAATTGCACGGGGCATTCTGCTTCTCATGCAAGACGGACAGTTTGACCGAGACTTGGTGAAGGGCATCTGCTCCCACATCACCAAGGAGACATACACAAAGGCAGGCGAAGCACTAGGTCATCTGAATGCTGCACAGGCTGAGCTGTTCGCTCAAATCTGTTACGGCATCACAGTTGATCAAGTGACAATCCAATACATCCCAGAACAGAACACATTCCGTGTTCAGGAGGAAAGCAAATGACAGACATATTCCTACAAGACGGAGGATCAAAATATCCTGCGCTCAAGTTTGAGACACCAGGCGACACCCATTCGGGCAAAGTCTTGGAAGTCAAGAAGTTGGAAGACCGTGACCCACAAGGCAACACGAAGACTTGGGACAACGGAGACGTGCGATACGTGTTCGTGTTCACGATCAACACCGGCACCGAGATTGGCAACCTTTGGGCGCGTGGCAACATGGTCAAAACAATCCGTGAAGCAGCCACAGCTGCGAACGTGACCGCAATGGTTGGCACCAATCTGACTGTGAAGTACACAGGCGATGGTGAGAAGAAGACCAAGGGCTTCAACGCACCGAAGTTGTACAAGGCCAAAGTTGAGCCTGGTGCAACCGACGAATCAGCAGCGATGTGGTAACCCACAGTCGATGACACAAGTTTGCTGGGTGGGGAGTCGCTCCCCCGAACCGTTGAACCCCATCCAGCAATTCAGTACCAACAGGAGCAACATGACAAAGCAAGACTTAGCAAACGCAATCCAATTCTTAGAGAAGATGGTCATCGGGGTAGCAGACCAAGACAGATTCTTCGCAACCTTAGAAGCACTCAAAACCGAACTCAACAAAAGGAGCAAACCCAAATGACACCAGACACCGTGAACCTCATCACCGAACTAGAACAACGCATCAGCGAACTCTCAGTCGCACTTGAGTTGGTTACCGAAGACCGAGACAACCTACGAGACGCAGGCAACAGCCTTATGCACGAACTCGACCTCTGCCGAGCAACACTCACCCAAGCCCACTCAGACATCTCACGCCTCCGCGTGTACCTAGCCCAAGGCGCAGAACTGTAATGATGAGTGACTACGATCAGACGATCAAGCACTATCAGTTCCGTAACGCAGAGTTGATCTACGAGTTAGCAGAGATGTGTGTTGTAACAGCTCGACTCAACTCACACATCCAAGTCTTGGAAACTACCTTGGCTGCAATGTCCGGTGAACTACACGCACTACGAATGGACACACAATGAGACGGTTCAACATCGGTGACAAAGTAATCATTGACGACATCTCAGGTGTCATCGAATCAATCGTCATGGTGGACGGCAAAGAAACAACATACGACGTGCGCTACACCTCTATGGACATGATGATCGCCACCGACGTACCAGAAGGAGACATCCAACCTTGGATGGCAGACGAACAATGATTATCGCCCTGCGTGACACCAGTAGTGAGGATTGCGAATTGTATTGGGATTGGGTCAACGACCCTGAAGTGCGCAAACAATCCAATAACACTATGACTATCGAATGGGACGCACATTGGTACTGGTTCAACAAACAACTAGGCCGAGACAACGTGCGCATGTTCGTTGCCTACGACTGGAGTTCAATCGGTGCTGCACCAGTCGGACAAATACGATTTGAATACGGCAACAAAGAATGGAACCTGTCGTACTCAGTTGACTCAGAATATCGAGGGAAAGGCATCAGTAAACAAATGATTCATCTCGGACTTCAACAACTCACGATCATCAAAGCAGAAGTCAAACCTGACAACACCATCTCCAACCATGTCTTTACCAGCCTCGGCTGGGTCAAGACCGGCACAACCTACAGGAGCCAACCATGATCATCCAAGTACGCTGCAACGCCTGCAAAGGCGTAGTCAAACTTGACGACCAACGCACCACAGGATGCCTGTGTGACTCTGACGCACCAACATGGGTTGGCTTAGACCGTCAAGGCAAACTGATCCACTACTCCCAAGTTGACCTCACCATCCTTGAAGGCAAAGCACCATGACCCAACCTGGACTCAGCCGACTCAACCCCTGCCCATGCCGACAACCCCTACCGGCACAACCTGTGTGCGGTGACCGAGGTGTCGAAGATGATGATTGAAGACCCTGTTGCAGAGTTCATTGAAGCAGCAGCAGACGGACTCTGCACCGCCTACGTTGTCGTGGCAACCGTTGAACGCATCGATGGCTCACAATCGTTCTGGATTACAACCCTGAACAGGCAGACCAGTTCGACCACGCTCGGACTGTTAGTGTCAGCCACCTCAGCCGAACAATACCGAATCGCAAAATCACTCACCGAAGGAACATGACAAAGCCCCAAGGAGGCAACATGGCAACACAACCAAAGCAACACAGATACCCAGCAATCAACCTGCTGAACACATTCACACCAGGTATCAACGATCAACAGATAGGTGACATGCTTGGCATCAGCCGATCATGCGTTGTCAGATGGCGCACCGTAGGCAAAACACTCTACGAATATCAAGCAGACACGTATGCGGTCAAACTTGGATTCCACCCAGCAGAGATATGGCACAACTGGCTTGATGCCCAATGAGCATCGCATGAAAGTCCTCAGCCTCTTCAGTGGTGTCGGTGGGTTTGACATGGGCTTGGAGAACGCCGGTATGAAAACAGTGTTCCAATGTGAATGGGACAAACATGCGAACAGCATTCTGCACAAGCATTGGCCTGATGTACCAAAATGGGATGATGTTTCTACGCTGACAGGCAAACACATTCTTGCTCACGCACCTGTCATTGATGTCGTTGCATGGGGTTCACCATGCCAAGACTTATCTGTTGCAGGCAAACGAGCAGGTTTAGAAGGTGGAAGATCAGGACTCTTCCACGAAGGAATCAGAATCATCAAAGAACTACAGGAGGAAAGCAATGGACAATATCCAAGAATCTCTATTTGGGAGAACGTCGTCGGCGCACTCAGTTCCAACCGAGGTGCTGACTTCGGGATCATCCTCGATCAGATGGCAGAAGCAGGGGCGTTGGAAATTGAATGGAGCGTCGTGGATGCGCAACATTGGGTTCCCCAACGACGTAGACGCGTGTTCGTCATCGCTATCTTCGATCCTGTCCTCGCCAGCAGATGTCCAAACCCGTTACTACCTTTCAGCGAAAGCTTGCGAGGGCATCTTGCGAAGGGCAACAAAGAAGGACAAAGTTCTTCCACCACGATTGCAGAAAGCGTTGGAGCAGATGATCAGCCAATCTGGATTGATAGAGCAGCTTGGAATCAAGGAATCAATGCACAATTCCCTGGAGAGATAAGTGACAAGCCAATAGTTCCACCACTGGTTGTTGGTGTTCCTCATGCGGTGCTTGCAAAGGTAGAGCCATACGTCAAATCAAGAAGGGCGCAAACATCAGAAGATTCCGAATCCTGGGTCGCTGGTCAAGTCAACCCCACACTCAACTCGTTCGATGTTGGTGACACACGTGCGACAACAGCCATTGTTGAAGAACCCATCTTCTTCCAAGCACATATGAGTGGTGAAGCCAGGGTCAAAGAAAAAGTGTTGCATTCATTGTCGTCAAATATGGGTACAGGCGGCAACAACACTCCTTTGGTTGCTGAGCCAACGATGGCTGTGCGTAGGTTGACCCCATTGGAATGTGAAAGGTTGATGGGTTGGCCTGATGACCACACTCGATACAAAGCTGATGGCACCGAGCAAGCTGACACCCACCGATATAAACAGTGTGGCAACGGTGTTGCCTCACCGGTAGCCCAATGGATAGCCAAACACATTCTCAACATCTAACTGAAACGAAACCCTGCGCAATGACAACACTTGAGACAGCAATCGCATATACACAATTAGGTATCAGGGTGATACCGATCAGACCTGGACACAAATACCCTGGCATCGACGCTTGGCAAACGAAAGCAACCGACGACACCGATGTAGTCACATCATGGTTCACTGGTGACTACAAGAGCTACGGCATTGGAATCGCTACAGGTCGCACCAAGTATGGACAGATATTTGTTGTTGATGTTGATGACCGTGACGAGTATCGAGGTTCAGATACATTGCACGACTTGGAGCAACGGTTCGGTGCGTTACCTGAAACGGTTACAGCAATCACCGGCACAGGAGGACAGCACCTGTACTTCTATTCACCTGTTGAGGTGCGCAATGATGCTGGGTCACGGCTTGGTGTGGGTTTAGATATTCGTGGTGAGGGTGGGCAGGTCTTGGCTGCACCAACGGTGCATCCGAACGGTAAGCAGTACCAGTGGGTTGATGGGTGGTCACCTATGGATAGACGGCCTGCGAACGCACCACAGTGGCTCCTGACGCTTCTCACGACCAACCCACAGATGGTCAAGCCCCAAGGTACGACTGACCTGTTCCTCGCTGACCCAACCACCCCTAGCGCAAGATACTGTGCGCAAACCACATGGGAGCAGCTCCTCATCCCAGACGGCTGGACACTCGCCAAGACAGATCGACACGGTGAACAGCATTGGACTCGACCAGGCAAAGACAGTCGTGATGGCATCAGTGCCACTATCGGACACAACGGCAACGATGCTTTGATCGTGTTCACCTCAGCCGTTGCATGGCTGCCCGAAGGTGGATACAACAGGTTCGGATACATGGCAGCACGCGACCATCACGGAGACTGGAAACAAGCAGCCAAACAATTCTTAGCCCACAACACCACCCAAGCCGACACCACCACCATCACCCCAGATGAAATGCTAGACATGCTTGTCGACTGGAAAACATTCTGGAACCAAGACCACATCGTCGAAGACTGGATCGCCAAACCACTCATCGCACGTGCAAGACAAACAGCGTTGTTCGCCGGTGCAAAGACAGGCAAGTCATGGCTCACACTCAACGTCGTCGCAGCACTCGCCACAGGCAAACCAATCCTCGGACACCCACCCGTAGCTGAAGTCCACGTCTTGTACTTGGACTACGAAATGGTTGAAGCCGACCTCTACGAACGCCTAGAACAATTCGGCTACACAGAAGAAGATGACCTGTCACATCTTCATTACGCACTGATTCCTTCACTACCCCCACTCAACACGGCTGAAGGAGCCTCAGCCATCATGCGCCTGTGTGAACTGACCAAGGCTGAGGTTGTAGTGATAGACACCACAGGTCGAGCCATCGAAGGTGAAGAGAACTCTGCCGACTCATACCGTGAGTTCGCCAGGACTACAGGGTTAGCCCTCAAACGTGCAGGCATCGCCTGTGTACGCACAGACCACGCAGGCAAAGACGGCGGCAAGAAACACGGCCAACGCGGATCATCAGCCAAGAACGACGACGTGGACATCGTGTACCGACTCGACAAGACTGATGACGGACTGATGCTTGTAAGAACCCACACACGGATCAGCTGGGTACCAGAGAAGATTGACCTCATCGTTGAAGACATAGACGACATCACCACCATCCGACAACGCACCAGAGCAACCAAAGGATGGACAGCCCAAGAGATCGCCCTAGCCAAACACATCGACACACTAGGCATCCCAAAGAACGCTGGAGTCAACGAAACACAACGCATCGCCAAAGAACTTGGAGCCAAACTCGGACGCAAATCTGTACTCAGCCGTGCCATCCAATGTCGCCAACTACCCACCTCAGACCCCCTAGAATCGGGAACCACCCTCGGGAACCACCCTGTAGACCCTATGGTGGCTATGGGAACCACACACCGTACCGATAGGTACGGGGTGGTACCAGCCCGTTCCGAACCTGAACAAACCAACATTGACTTCGATCTAGACAACGACTTCTAAACCACCCAAGACACCAGCCCCCACCCCCAGCCACACCCCCATGCCCCCCATCACCCGACCCTGCCTCAGTTGTAAAACACTCACGACCCAACCAATGCGATGCGACCTGTGTGAGGCAAAGCATCAGTCGAAGCGCAACAGGCTCAGAACTCATTACCAAGGTGACTACAAGCAACGTGCTGCATGGGTCAGGGCTAACGCCACGATCTGTCACATCTGTGGCGAAGGTGATCGGGGATCGCTCGACCCTTGGACGGCTGATCACATCTACCCAGGTGAAGCCGACTCACTCCTCCTTGCAGCTCACCGATCCTGCAACTCGTCGCGAGGCGACGGAACTCGATGAACCCCCTCCGGCATTCTCGGGGGGTGGGGTCAAACTCGGCAGGCCGAGGCGACAAAGTAC